GATAGCTTCGACTTAACAGATACTATTGAAGTTTCTAACTTAAGAGAAAGGTTAACGTCTGATTCTTCTATTGTGAATGGACAGACTGTTTACGAGTTTCAGTATTTGTTTTCAGAACCAGACTTTAGTTACACGCATACAGATGTTATTGATTCTGTATCACTAGAGTTTGATCAGCTAGGTAGACGGATGATTGCTTTTGAATCAGCAGGAGATGTTAATCTCTTGTTCTTTGATTCACAAGCAGGTGGTCAAGTAGTAACAAACTATGGAGCTGGTTACAATCCTTTTATTGTAACAGATAGTTATACTAGGAGCAATGACTCGGCAGACTCTGAACGCCTATTGTTCTATGTGGATAACACTACTAAGCAAATTGTTTATCGTAAACAGCTAGACAGGTTTACAATAGAGTATACTTTACCAGATGCTCCACAAGATGTTGTAGAACTTATTAAAGTTTCTAAGAATATTTATGGAGGCTTGACTGTTCTGTATTGTTATGATGACGGTGCAGGAGGTTTGCTTACAGGTTCTTTTACTGCAAGAGATTTTGTTGATGGCATACATATAGGAACAGATGGTTTTGTAAAAGAAACTAACTCTTTGTTCCAGCCTAAAGAATGGACTATACAAAGTTTTATTTTAAAAGACGCTGTATTTTCTTTAGAGCCGCCGGCAACAGACGCAGCATTTGTTTTAATAAGTAATGGTACAATATTTGCCTTTACGCTAGAAACCTACACTTTAGAATTTAATCCACAAACAAGTTCTAATGCGATTACTTCCATAACAAACGGAAGTGTAGACAGTTTTGAATTAAAAGAACCTATATTAACTTTAAACAATCAACAAGATATAAGCAACATTGCTATAAATAACGATGGTTCTATAAATAGCTTTGTATTAAAAGTTGCTACTATAATAGCTCCAGAACAAACGGATTTAGCTACAGGGTTTGTGCTTGGTGCTGGCTCTGTTGGTACATTTACATTAGGATAATAGCATGAGTGATGGCAATCTTAACATGTCGGCTAAAGGCCGATACAGTCTTTCTGTTTTAGATGAAAACGGAAAAATAAAAAAAGAAAAAAGCATAAACAACAATACTAATGTTGTTACTTATGCAGGAGCCTATAATTCTTTAACAGTTAATGGTTCTGGTATTTTTGATTTTCACTATGCAGCTATTGGCACAGGCACTAGTGAAATAGTAAGGGCTGCTTCTTCTTTAGGCTCCGAGTCTTCAGGCAGGTCTGATGGGCAGAGGGCTAGTAGGCAAGGGAATGAAACAGACAATGGCGATGGAACAAGCACATTAACTTTGTCAAGAGAGTTTACTTTTCCTATTGGTTCTAAAGTTGGTACATTTTCAGAAGTAGGGGTATATACTGCCAACGCCGGTGGCATCTTTGTAGCAGGACAGCTTATTAAAGATGAGTTTGGAAGCCCAACAACTGTAACGCTTGTTTCTGGAGAACAATTACTTGTTACTTATATTTTAGAGTGGACAGTTCCAAACACTTCTCAGCTTATAGGTTCGGGGACTATAACAGATAACGATTCAAATAATTATGATTATGAAGTATACGCTCAACCTTATTTTGGTTATTACACCGTAAATAGCTCGCAAAAGAGTTCTAGGTATATTCCATCCTTCAACCTGGACGAATTTGCTTTTAGGGCCGCTGATGGAACAACTAGTTTAACTGGTGCTTTTGACAGCAACTGTTATTGGACGTACTCTCATAACGGTACAGGAACAGTAACTGCAACAATGAACTCGAATACTATTGCTCCCGCTGACTACACTTTCACAGACGCTGTATATGTTGGAATAGGCGCTTCTGATGCAGATACAGAATATGCAGATATTATAGATTTGGCAAAAGTATTAGCAGCTGAAACCTCTTCTACTTTGCCTACTGTATTTTTAAAGTTTCTTAACCCAATATCTAAAACAAGTTCTCAGTCTTTCCAACTTGGTGCATCCTTTACAATAACTTTATAAAGAGCTATAAAATGGTAGACTTAACAACTTTTGCAGACAACGTAGACATACTACGTTTTGAAACAACTATGCAGTCTACTCCGATAGCCGGGATCAAACCTCTTTATATTTCTGATAAAGGTATACCTAAGGAAATCTTTAGTGAGGTGGTAGGGGCTGCTGATCTTATCAATGATGGGGCAAACATAGAAGCTTCTTTGTTTCTTACCTATGGCGGAGCAAGTCCTGCTTACTCTTTTATAGGGGATTGGAAGTCTCAGTCAAGCCAAGTCCTAGTTAACTACAAGGTTCCAGAATAATGTACTTAGAAGCAAACGGACTATACAGGACAGACAGTTTGTTCGTTGAGCGTATTGCAAAGCGGCATAAAGACAAGGGCACTAAGCCTGTGTATTGTTTATCAGAGAGGGCTTCCAAAAAGGATTGCCCTACTCTGTACTCAATCTTCATAGCGGCAGCTGATGAATACGACTTTGCTATCCAAGCCTTTGGAAGCAAAGCCCACCTAGACTTTCTTAAGAACATCAAATGGTTCACAGAAGGTTGGGCAGGTTGTGTAAGCTACCGTGGATATGAAGCTTGGCTTGAAGACATGCAAGATCGTGATGCAAGCACTGGTAAGAAAGTTCTTATCGAACGTGCAAGAGATGGCGATGTAACAGCTGCTAAGAAGCTTGTTGACATGAACAAAGCTACCAGTACTAGGGGCCGTCCTAAGAAAGAGGACATCCTTAAGGAGACTGTTAAGCGCGCTGACGAACGACAGAACATTGAAGAAGACATGAAGCGACTGAACGTAATCAAAATAAGAGGCTAGGTATGGCAAGGTTAACCAAAGACCAAATACGAGAGGCTGCTGAAGGTGACTTGTGGACTTTCGCTAGGCTGGTTAATCATAACTATGCTTATGGTGAACTGCATGAGAAAGTATTCAGATGGATGTCAAACCCTGAATCAAGTAAGCGACAGTTGTTGCTGCTCCCTCGTGGCCACCTTAAGTCTCACTGCATAGCTACATGGTGTGCATGGGAGATTACTTGTAAGCCTTGGACTTCTTTAGTATATCTATCAGCAGGGGAAGACCTTGCGAAAGATCAGATATATGCAATCAAGAACATGTTGACCAGTCCTGTATATCGCAGGTACTGGCCAGAGATGATCTTAGAGAAAGAAGGTGAACGCGAACACTGGTCTGCTTACAGCTTTAACGTAGACCACCCTGAACGTAAAGCTCGGGGTATTCGAGATCATACTATAATTGTTAAAACAGTTAAGTCAAACTTCGCAGGACTACACTGCGACTCTCTAGTCTTTGATGACGTTGTTGTTCCCAACAATGCTTACTCAGAGGTAGGTCGTAAGGAAGTTCAGAAGTCTTTGTCTCAGAGCACCTCTGTACTTAATCCCGGTGGCTCCATCAAAGCAGTAGGTACTAGGTATCATCCTAAAGATGCTTACGAAGATATGATGAAAGCCAAGTATCGTATATGGGATGAGATAGCAAAAGAGTTTATTAGCGAGTCTCCCTTGTGGGAGATCATGGAAGAAGTTGTAGAAGATCATGGAGATGGTACAGGAGACTTCCTGTGGCCAAGGTCTTTCTCTGAAGGCACTAAGGATTGGTACGGCTTTGACATACAAGAATTAGAAATGATTCAAGCCGACTACCGTTCACGTAATGAGATGCCTCAGTACTACGCACAGTACTACAACAACCCGAATGATGAATCTACTAACTTACTAGATAGGTCTTTGTTCCAGTACTACGATCCTAAGCATATTAAAGTAACACCCTTTGGTGTATTTCATAAAGAAAAGAAACTTAATATATCATCGGCAATGGACGTAGCTTGGACAGAGGTAAGCAATGCAGGGGGTCGTAGTGATCCTGACTATACAGCTATTGCTGTTGTAGGCGTAGACGAAGATGGTTACTACTACATACTAGACCTTGCGAGGTTTCGTACTTCTAACTTCCAAGTATACTACGACAATGTAATATCTCTGTCTGAGAAGTGGGGCTTTAGAAAGATAGTAGTAGAGACTAACGCAGGTGGTAAGCTAGTAGCACAAGAGATACAAAGACTATCTCGTGAGTCTGGTGGCTTGATCAGTGTAGAGTCTAAGTCTAACGCAGGCTTTGGAGCTAAGTCCAAACTGATGAGGCAGTACGCTTTGGTTAATCCCAAGTATGAACTGCAAGCTGTATTCCATCGGAGAGATGGTCTTACGTCCGTGTTGGAAGAAGAGCTTGTGCTTGAACGCCCTCCACATGATGACTTAGTAGATGCCTTAGGCATGGCTATTGAACATATAAAGATTCCATCCAAGTCTAGGCATTACCTAGATGATGATAAAAAAGTAATCACAGATGCCAGATTTGGCGGACGACGAGGACGATAGATGTCTACTACAGGAACTAGCACAGCTGATTTTGATAACATCTTAAGCAGCCCGGATGCCTTAGGCGGTCAGATCATGACCCTCTGGTATCAATGGAAGACAGCTCGCCGCCTAGCTGAACAGCGTTGGGCAGAGACAAAGCGTTATGTATTTGCCACGAGCACTCGTGATACTACTAACGTATATAATGATTGGGACAACACAGTACACCGTCCTAAGCTATACCACATTTATAATAACCTATTAGTTAATACAGACTTTGCTTTGTT